CTTAAATCCAATATTTAATATTTTTCCCCTATTAAATAGTTTTCCTTCCTCTTGTTCGATTATAACTAATTTAACGTTTGGCATTAATGATTTAATTCTTGGCCATAAATCTTTAAGAAAGTAATCTAAATGTTCTTTACGGTCCCTATAGGGAATTAAAATAACAGTATCAAACATATTATCTAATCAGTTAGAAAAAATTAATCTATTTAGTTTGTCATTAAATACCGGTATCTTGGTTCGAGAATATAGTTCTGTTATTATTTAGTATATAATAACAGAAATGGATAAAAGAAATATATTTTTATATTGGACAGGTAAGACCTATAAATTAGTCTCTATACTACAAAAACTAGTATATTTACATTCAACTAGTGGAAAAGGATATAGTATTCATTTAATTAATGATAAAAATATAGTAGATTATATAAAATTTATACCAGATTGTTTTAATACATTATGTCCGGCTCATCAAGCAGATTTTGTAAGGGTTAATGTTATTTGTGATTATGGTGGAATATGGTTAGACAGTGATACATTGGTTTTAGATTCACTTGATACACTATTTGATATTTTAGAAAGTAATGATGGGTTTTTAATAAAAGAAAATAATGCAGTATTATGCAATGGTGTTTTTGGCAGTAAAAAAAATACAGAATTAATGCTTGAATGGAAAAAAATCATATTAGAAATTTTAGGGAAAAATAATACTATTAGCTGGACAACACTTGGCAGTAGTATATTAAATAATTTATATAGTACAAAGAATACACTATACAGTAATTATAAAATATTTAATGGTTTAGACAATTTATATCCCATTTTTTGGAAAAATTGCGTTAATGAATTCATTAAAAAGCCATATGATAATTATAAAACAATTATTAGAGAATATCAGCCCTTAATTGTTTTAGTTAATTCTGTATATAAAGAATTAGAAACCATGACTGATGAACACATAATAAATGGAACTATGCCTATTAATTATTTTATAAATAAATCATTTAATAATGTATATAATAATAATTATAATAATTTAATAAAATCATCTGAATTTATAGATAATTTGAATTACTTAAATACTACATTAAAAGACTCTTTAATTAAAAATAATTATATGTCAGTATTACTTGGTAATTTATTTTATGACCATGAGCAAAAAAACCCACCATTTTATAGTAGTGAATTACTTAAAGACTGTGAAGAGAAACGCATTCGATTATTTAAGGCGGCCCAAATGAAGACTCATATGGTAGAAATTGGACTAAATGGTGGACATTCTTCATTTCTATGTTTAATGGCGAATAAAGATATTATAATCTACGCAAATGATATTGCTGAATATTATCCTCCATGCCCAAATATTCATCCAGAAATTTATGTTTTAGTTGCTGCAAATACACTAAGTGAAATATTTAGAGGTAGATTTAATTTTATAAAGGGGTCATGTTTAACTGAAATTCCAAAATTTGTTAAAAGTAATCCTGATATTAAAATAGATTTAGTTCATATCGATGGTGCTAAACATACATATAAACAAGACTTTCTAAATATAATTCCACTATTAGAAGACGGCGCGTTAGTTGTATTTGATGATAGTAATAATATTCAAGTAGAACGAACAGTTAATGAATTAATATCTGCAAATTTATTATATAGAACTAATAAATTTCCACAAATGGATACAACAATTAAATATAGAAATGAAATTTTAATTTATCATAAAACATCTAATACCACAATTTTTTCAAATATATATAAAACGGGTATATGGAATGATAATAACTCTAAAATTCCACTTTCTGGGCCTGGGTCATCATTAGAGAATACAGAAGAGTGTAGAAAATTATTAGACACGTTTATTCATGATAATAAATGTAGTTCTGTATTAGATTTAGGCTGTGGAGATTTAACATGGATTCCTAGGACTACTTTTTTTAATGATGCAACTATTAGATACATAGGGATAGATATTGTAGAAAATTTAATCAATTCTCATTCTTCTAAATATTCCAATAAACAATTTATTTGTCAAGATATAGTTTCATATACGAATTATGATAAAGTTTCATTAATAGTATTTAGAGATGTATTATTTCATCTAACAAACAACGAGGTTCTTACAATATTTAAAAATATTAAATGTAAATTTGATTTTATTGCAATTACTTCATGTAAAAATGAAATAAATACAGATACTTTTAACAATTATCGTTTTACAGAAAGAAATATCCATAAAAGTCCATATAATATATCAATTAACTACATTGATAAAGTGGAAGAACCTATATTTAAACGAGCATTTTATATTTATCCTCATAATGAATTTTATTCTAATTTAAATTAATTCTATATTTAATATTTCTTTTGCACATTGATTGCAGGTCCTTTTAGGCGTGAGCTTTGACGAGGGTCAAAATTATTAACATCTTCTTCTTCCTTGATGCGTGCCAACATCTCAGACTGACGCCATAATTCAGGGGCGCCAAGTTTAAAATCACCATGGATATCGGCCTTGTACCAGAAAATAGTATCTTCAAGTTTATTACTCTGAGTATTATTGTTAACCACAAGACATTCATAATTCTGAGTACACTGGTCCATCATTTGACAGAAAAATTCAAATGATGGGAAAGCAGACCCATAGTTTTGATAGAGACGCTGCCTATTATTCATGTAGGGCTCCCTCAGAATAAATACATAATCAACATTTGTACGAAGTGCAGGCTGGATACCAAGTGGAAACTGCATAGTTATAATAAAGAACACCTTTAGCCAACGACCATTCATAAACAAGTAGCGAATGTTCTTATCATGAGTCCAAGAATCATCATACATACAATCATCAAGAATCAAAAACGCACGAGGGTCAACATTTGATTTAATTCCCTTTTCGGCATCTTGTTGAATTTTACTCATAACTAGCTTTTGGCGTTGTACGAACTTAGCTAGAATAACAGGATTATACTCACCGTGAATAAACATAGGTGGAACTATCTTTTTAAAGAAACCGTTGGACTCTTCGGTTCCTGATATAACATTTCCCATAGGAATATCTTGATGATGGAACAATAAATCACGAACGAGTGTTGATTTACCAGTACGGCGACGTCCGATAAAAACTACAACCGCATCTTGAGGAACCGATTTCATAACGAACTTCCGGAGATTAACATTTACACCACCTTGTGCTGCCATTGTATTCTATACTCCAAAAAAAATAATAAGTGCGCTACACATTCACACCTATTACTCTTTCAAACAAGAAGATGAAATCCGTGCTACAAACTCTTCAAAAAGAGCCCTGCCGAGTACGTGATATAACCGAAAATGAAAAACACACATTTTCAAATTATTTGCATCTCCAAAGATACTTCCCCGCCTTAGATATTTTTAAAATACCAGAGTCCGCTTTTTCTCTTAAGAATCTGGAACTTCCAGCAAAGTATCAAATTGATACATGGAAATCCCAGGACGAACAAATGGTTAAAATTTGGGATGCTAGACGGACAACGGGAGAAGGTGCAGCCCATGAGGACTGTCGTGTATTTGTTAAAACGGTCCACCTTCTGAATCCCATTGATTTGATTAAAGAGAAATATACTGTACCAGAACACCCTTTACTTCCACAAAGTGAACAAACATGGAAAAAAACACTTTTAAAACTACATAGCCATAATAATCAGGCGTATGTAGATACAGTTGCAAATTTTGTACTTAGTCGTTTTAGAGAATTAAATTTAACACCCCATTGTGTACTTTATTATGGGGCACTAACAGGAATTAGTAAAAAATATCAGTTTAATATTTCACAGGAATATGATACATATAGACAATGCAGATGGTTCTGGAAGGGAATAAAATCACATAATGCTTCTCTTAAAATCGACCATGCAGATGCAGATATTGAAGAAATTCCAAACTTTGAAGAAATATACAAAGAGATACTAACATGTCCATTCGAGGATGATGGTGATGATGATAGTGAAATTATAATTGAACCAATTGATAATGCTGAGGGGGCGACTATTGACTTATCTGAGGTTGAATCAATTAAATCATTTACTTTTGATACAATTGAAGATGATGCCCAAAATGTTGAAGACATACTTGAAATTAATAAAAAATTAACTAAACGCGCATCTTTGAAGAAACATAAATCAGAATCTGAGAATGAAACCGACGATGATGATGAGGAACCGCCTGAATTAGAATCTGCATCTGACGATGATGATTTAGAAACCGATTCTTCTGAATCGGTTGAACTTGATTTGAACATTTTACTAGAAATTCCCGATATGCCTGTCATACTCATTCAACAAGAAGCACAGGATGGTGTTATGGATACGCTCTTAGATGAAGATGAAATTGATGACCATGACCGCGGTTCTCAAGGCTGGGAAGCAAGATGGGTAGCATGGGTATTCCAGGTTATCGCCGCCCTAACATTCCTGCAAAGTGCAATTTGTTTTACACACAATGACCTTCACACAAATAATATTGTGTGGAGAAAAACAGATAAAAAGTTTTTATACTACAAGAACAAAGAAGGAACTATTTGGCGTGTACCTACATATGGTAAAATTTTTAGCATTATTGATTTTGGTCGGTCAATCTTTAGACTTGGTAGACATCTGTGGGTATCAGATGACCATTGGCCAGACCAGGAGGCTGGCGACCAATATAATTTTGGCCCATTCTTTGACCCCGCCCGCCCAAAAAATCCTCCAAATCAGTCCTTTGATTTAAGTCGTCTTGCAATAAGTATGCTTGATGGACTCTATGAAGAAAAACCCCCCAAGAAAAAGGGACGGGGCATTCCAATTATGAGCGAAGAAGGTAATTGGAAAGTATATGAAACAACATCACCGCTGTTTAATTTACTTTGGAGTTGGACAGTTGACAAAAATGGGCACAGTGTTTTTGAGGATGAGGATGGTGATGAGAAATACGAGGGATTTGAATTATACATCAGAATTGCACACGATATTCATAAAGCCGTTCCTAAAGACCAATTGCACAAGCCAATTTTTGCTCAATATAAATGGAAACAGAAAGTTCCACAAGATGAAACTGTTTATTCACTCGGTATATAACAGTTTCTATTGAGCGGGCGGGCAAGGGCAACCATTATTAACTGTTTCGCACGCACCATCATTCTTTCTGTATTCTTTCATTTGTCCCATTTTGACGGTGTTGATAATGGACTGGTCATAAATACCCAGAAGTGGTGCATAGCCCGTAGTAGGATTTGTGGGATTTTGAATACGAGTAATGAATGAACCGGATACAGCCTTGTCTCTGCGGCGCTGGGTTAGAAGAGAACTATCGTATATGGTTGTTGGCATTTCTATAAAATACAATTATTTTAAAGTATTGGCTTTAAAATAATTGTAAATAGATACTGGTATATTTTTATACTTGTCCGTTTGTATTATATTTTACTATAAATACATCAATGCTACCACTATTAGATAGGGTTCCGTATGGAGCGACTGTTATAGCCCCACCTATAACAGATACAAAACTATTTATAGTTAGAGTACTTGAATCATAACGACCTGTTATATATACATTTCCAGATGAATCGGTTGCAATACTAAACCCAATATCAGCGCCACCTCCGCCAATTTTTGTTGCCCATAGAGCTTGTCCATTTGTATCATACTTAACTATAAACGTATTATAGATTCCACTATTAGATAGGGCCCCGTATGGGGTGAGTGTTATAACCCCCCCTCCAACAGAGTCAAAACTATTTATAGTTAGAGGAGCAGAATTATAATATCCTATTATATATACATTTCCAGATGAATCGGTTGTAATACTGTTTCCTTCATCATAACTACTCCCGCTAGTATTTGTCGCCCATAGAGCTTGTCCATTTGTATCATATTTAACAATAAATACACATGAAGGGGAACCATAAGGCAGGGTTCCGTATGCATTGGTTGTTATAACCCCCCCTACAACAGAGTCAAAACTATTTATAGTTAGGAGACCAGAAATACTACTACCTGTTATATATACATTTCCAGATGAATCGGTTGCAATGCCATATCCATAATCATCGCTAATATTGGCAATATTTGTTGCCCATAGAGCTTGTCCATTTGTATCATATTTAACTATAAATACATCATTACTACCAATATTAGATAGGGTTCCATATACATTGGTTGTTATAACCCCCCCTACAACAGAGTCAAAACTATTTATAGTTAGAGAAGCAGAATTATAATAACCTGTTATATATACATTTCCAGATGAATCGGTTGCAACGCTATATCCTACATCATCACTACTCCCGCCAATATTTGTTGCCCATAGAGCTTGACCGCTTGTATTATATTTAACTATAAATGCCTCATTATTGCCACTATTAGATAGGGTTCCGTATGGAGCGACTGTTATAGCCCCACCTACAACAGAGTCAAAACTATTTATAGTTAAAGGATTTGAAATAGATTGACCATAATAACCTGTTATATATACATTTCCAGATGAATCGGTTGCAATGCCATATCCATAATCATCGCTACTCCCGCCAATATTTGTTGCCCATAGTGCTTGTCCATTTGTATTATATTTTACTATAAATACATCATAACTATCAATATTAGATAGGGTTCCGTATGCATTTGTTGTTATTACCCCCCCTAAAACAGAGTCAAAACTATTTATAGTTAGAGGAGTAGAATTATAACGACCCGTTATATATACATTTCCAGATGAATCGGTTGCAATGCTAATTCCCCTGTCAGTATTATCACCACCAATACTTGTTGCCCATAGAGCTTGACCGTTTGTATTATATTTAACTATATACACATCACTGCTACCACTATTAGATAGGGTTCCGTATGGAGCGACTGTTATAGCCCCACCTATAACAGATACAAAACTATTTATAGTTAGAGTACTTGAATCATAACGACCTGTTATATATACATTTCCAGATGAATCGGTTGCATTACCAAACCCAGAATCAGCGCCACCTCCGCCAATTTTTGTTGCCCACCCCCTAATACTCTCTATAACTGGATTTGATGACAGCCCCGCCCCACAAGGGCATCCATCATTAACGGTAGTACATCCTCCTTCATTCTTTCTATACTCTTTCATTTGTCCCATTTTGACGGTGTTGATAATGGACTGGTCATAAATGCCTAAACGGGGAGCATATCCTGTAGAGGGATTTGTCGCATTTTGAATACGATTTATAAATGATTCAGATTCAGCTTTTGCCTTACGTCTCTGTGTTATAAGAGAACTATCGTATATAGTTGTTGGCATTCTAGATATTAAAATTATTTTATTTGATTTAATCTAAATCAGCTAAAATACTTTATCTTCCAGCAAGTCGGGGAGGGCCCACCTGTAAATCTAAATCAGGACCCTGCCCAGCACCGCCAAATGTTGCTGTAAATTCAGGCAATTCCATTTTCGGAAATACGTCTGGAACCAATACACCAGTAAAGGCTATTAGAATTGACCCACTAATAAAATCCTGCATAAATTGTATTTTCTTATACTCTTTATCTTTATACTTAGCTGCAGTGAAACTCAAGACAATGAACACTAAACCACCGACAAATATCCACGGGAACCAGACGGGCATCATTATTCGATTCATTCGGAAAAAACACACCGTCTTCATCCGCACCATTTAAGCCAGGACTTCATAATCATCCGCTCCCAAATTATCGGCCTCATCATCTAGATTATCAAAGTCTAGCCCATCAGATAATGGTGCACCCGTTTCTTCTAATATTTCCAAGACCGGAGCCTCATCATCGTCCTCTTCTCTGTCTTTCGGGTCATAAATCATATCGGATTTATGAGGGTTATCTGAGTCAAATACTGCATCAAATTCTCCAAATGATACCGTTGGCTTTTCATCAATAACAATTGTTTGCGCTGGTTGTTGCACTTGGGTCTGTTGCACTTGTTCTTGTACAACTTCATTCTGAGGAACATCGGCTGGAATAGCAGGAACTACCTCCTCCTTATTATCTTCTACTGGCGCCACCACAGGGACTTCAGGAATTGCAACTGGTTCTGGAATGGACAACTCTTTAGGTGTTTCTTTTACATCCTCAGTTGCCTCAGCCGTCTCTTCTTTTTCATCATCCTTCTCTTCATCACTATCTTCATCATCGCCACCATCATTGCTTACAAAGTCCTTTAAGATTGACTTAACTGGAACCAAACTACGCACGGCTTGCAAAATGCCCTCATTAATAATTTGTTCAATATTCCTGTAATTTTGTTGCTTTTCAATTCCTGGTATTCCATCCCTAAAAAGATAAGTTGAACTCCATAGTAGTTTTGAAGTTTCACATAGCACCTTGAATAAAAAGTGTTCAACTTTTGGAACATTAATTTCAATTTTCTTCTTATTTGAAGAGAGACGAATAGCAGTTAGCACCTTTGTGTGCGCAATAAAAACAGCTGTTAGTAAATCTTCCATGTAATCACAGCCGCAATTTGTATAAATTCTGTGAATTTCATTATTAACTTTCTCCATATTCCAGTCATGTATCTCATTTAGATAAGTCTGAAATTGCCATAGAGCCCTGCGGGGTTCGGCAGCCATATCCACTTTGGCCTTTTCTAGAAGTTCAATAAAGAACTGAAAGTAAGCAGGAACTAGAAATACACAAAGCTGTTTTGTATATTCTGCGCGCGCATCAGAGTATACTGAAAGTATAGAAGAGTCAGACCCCCTGTTCATTCTTCTTCTTTCACGGGTGATGTATGTGTCTTGTATAACGCACTTCCTAAAAATGCCCACAGAGAGCCCGCGAGTTCATTACATTTGCCGTAGTCTTGTAAAACTTCTTTATTTGAGAGCTGTTGGCCAATAAATATTTCTGGATTATATCCTTGTTGGATATATTCTATTAGCTCATCTCCTGATAGTTTTTGTACAGTCATGTCTTCTTGTTGTCTGTGCTCCAATGTATTTTTCCAGATATGCGGATACTCTAGTTGTAAAAATGCACATTGATTTGCACGACGGTAGGAATATTCATTCTTCTTTAAGTACTTTTGAATCGCCACGGTATCTATGCCTTTAAATTTTGCCTTTAAATGTGTTTCTAGTTCAGTCCATGTAGGTTGTTGAAGCCGTTTGATAACACAGCGAGAACGAATGGGTTCTTGGAGTCGGCCTGCATCACGACATTCGAGGATAAAAAGTACGTCTTGTGCATGTGTTTCTAGAATGCGGCGCAAAAAAGCCTGTGCCTCGGGGGTTAAATCATCTGCACCTTCTAGCCATAATACAGCTGGCTCTGTTCGCCGTGCCCAAATATGTAGTTTTTGACGACCATCTCGTAGTGTTCTATCTTTTCGACAAGGGCATACAAATAATTGTTTTTTAATCTGTTGTGCATACTTCTGAATCCAATAACTTTTACCGCATCCAGGAGGACCTGTTAATATAATTGGGGTCTTATTCATTAATTAATCTTAATGTGTATCTTGTTTATATTCTTATTTGCGCTTGTTATGTGCGCGTCTATTGCGCTTTGTGTGGCGACGAGAACGTATATGGGCGCTGCGACGGTGGTGGGTACGACGTTTTCCGCCCTTACGTCTATGAGTGCGACGCTTTCCGCCATGTGCAACACCAGCCATATTAGTTGGTCTAGGCATACCAGCAGTTGTCGCCCATTTCATAACGTCTTCAGAGGGCTGTTGCATATTTTCAGGGTAGCGAAAATTTACAGGAGCTGCACCTCCCATAGCAGTTACAGGTAAAACAGGTTTCTTTGAGGCATTATTTGCATTATTTTTACTTTTAAATAGATTTGCAACTTTATTTAAAATACCGCGTTGATTTGCGGGCGGGGATTGTCCATTGTTCATTCTACAACTATCATACAAAAAATTCAGATATGGCAAAATTGACATACTCAGTCATTTCAAACGTAAACACAAAATGAATTGCATCATCTGTCAAGATTCGGCCGCAGAGCCACTTCAAGATAATACAGCATGCCCATGTCGATATAAACGACATATTAGTTGTTGGATAGACTATGTACACTCAAAAGATGGCCCTCCCAAATGCCCAATGTGTCGTAAAGACCTGACAGTTAGACCTATTCCAAATCCATCAGTAAGAACACCTCTAAGACAATCATACGCGCCGTATACTCCTGAGCTTCAGCCAATTCTTGAAGAAACAGAACACCATAATCCAAACATACGCCTAGAAAACGCTATTTCAAAAGGTAATAAACTTCTTAAAATAGTATGTGGAATGCTAGTTATTGCAGTTGCACTTGTTGTTATTATTATTCTTATCTAAACCCAAGTATATTTTTACTGTCCTGATAAAAATTGTCTGTACTCTCTTATAGCGGCTTCATCAATCTCCGCATTTTTGCGTAAACTCTGCATCAATGGATTATTATCAACCGCTTGAACTGTATCATATTGATTTCTTTCACGACTTACATCAAGTTTAAGAGGAACTCTGTATTCCATGCGGCCGATATCTCCTACACCAGGAGTCACATCTATTGAGCGATTGATAGCAAGTGCGCGGTCGTTAATGACATCCGCATCAAGCTTCTTAGATGTCTGACGGCCAGGGTCCCCAGTGAAAATTGCATTATTGCCTGAACCCGCAATAGGTTTGCGTCCGCGAGCAATTTGTTCTTTATTGGGATTTGTGCGCATATTATATGCAAAAGTCGGGTCCATAACATCATTCCATGCACCATTGCCACCAGGGCCAGTCCATCCAAGCCCAGCAGAAAGCTGTGCCTTTTGTGTTGGGCGAGCAATATCATCAGGGTCATATACCTTCAGACGATTAGGCCCCCCAGCTGCGCCAGCAATACCTGGCCTATCTAGATAAATAGTTGTTTCCTTAACTGTTGTGCGAGCAATATCCTTAGGGTCCCATACAGTTATAGCAGGTGCGCGCTCGGCATATGTTATAGGTGTTCCAGTCATGCGAATATTTCCAGTAGTTTCACCGCGACGAGTTGGGCGGGCATCATCTGTGTAGTGAGCAGCTACTAAGCCATTATCGGCTGGGGCAGGATTGAGTGCCATAACGCGTTCAGATGTTTCATTGCGCTCATTGGGGCGAATTTCAATTGAACTCTTGCCATAATCAGCCTCTTCCCCGTCTGTATTTTTAGTGTAATAACTTGTCATGTCAGCATTACGATATCCTGCCCCTCCATATTGCTGTGTCATTGGCATGCGATAAGAACCAGTCACATAGCCCTCACCAAAATCCTGGGATGCAGCAATACCTTCATATTCAACTGATGTCTCTGGGCGAGTAGTGTGAGGAAGGACTTGAACTGAACGCACTGTTTCTTTGATGAGGTCGCCTGTTGTTACAAAGAAGCGCTCACCAGATTCATCAATATAGAATGTGTCAGGCTTGTATTTACGTACTTCGCCTACATCTTTAACATCCGCTGGAGTTCCAACAAAATGGCCGCCAGGAACCATAGGCGTATTATAGGTTTCCTTCGGATTGGAAAGTACACGTAGATTATTAGTATCTTTGGGCCTCATAATTTCATTCACTTCAAGTTGCTGAAATCCACCCTTCCCAGCAAATCCAAATTTCTCTCCAATACCTGCTCCAACGCGGGTAGGTTCAAAGGGACGTTCGCCATTACGAGCAATTGGAGCCTGACTAGCAATACGTGATTGGAAGAAATCTGTATTATCTTCCATGCCGAAAGGGTTGCCATATGGGGCACGTGATGTTTCAAACATATTCTCGACTTCACGCTTCTTAATTTGAGTAGTTCCATTACCATTATAGGCATCTAAAAGGGATGTATTTGCTTGGGGTGCAATATTTTGTTTAATGCGCCCACCAAAGAAGGGCTGCATGTTGTTATGTTTAAATTCATTTGCGGGTATCCGTTGACCAGAAAGAGGGCTAACAACAAAGTCGGATTCAATATATGTGGGATTAGCCTCCGTATTATCTGACCTGAATTCCATCATGGGAATATTAGAATCAATAGGTGAAGGTGCTGGCTGTGTTCCGGGAGTTGTTCCAGGTGCATAAGGGGGCTTATTAGATGAATACCCCATGGCAGTACCGTAAGGCCCTGTACTGGGCTCGGAGGGGTATGTCTGGCCATTCGGCATTTGATACATCATATCAAGTTCAGGACCAAACCCAGTAGCGGAAGCACCCTTTGGTGCAACGGTTAATGGGTCAGAATTCAGCCCACGTGCTGCAGGCATAAATCCCTCTCTTACAGAGGGAACAAGTAGTGGATATTCCCTGTCGGCGGGAGGAAGCGTTGCTGCGGCTTTGGCATTTTTAGCCATTGCTCCATTAAATCCTTCCTTTGTTCCTCCACCGCTAGCTTTTGAAATTAGATAGCCTAGGCCTAAAAGACCAGATAGAGCGGCGATTTCCATACTACTGGCTTCAACCTTTAATTTTTTTGTGAAATTGATAACTCAAAGAGGTCAAATGACAATTTAAACAAAAGGGTGGTGTATAGAATAATGTCAATAGATATAACATTACAATCATTAGAGCCATGCCTACTAAAAGACGGTTCCACGGTTATAGCAACTCTAACAAATTATGGGTACCTGTTATACACATTAAATATGCTTAAAAGTCTAGAGCCATATGGTCTAGATAAAAGAGTACTTTTGGTAAGTACAGATAAAAAAGGGGCAGACATTTTAAATAAAAAAGGCTACAATGCAATTTCACTAAATAGCAACCTTGGGAAGTTTTGCCCCTGGAATACAAAGGGTTATGATAAAATTTGCTACTTTAAGCTAGAATTAATTCACAAAATTCTTAGTTTAAATAAGAATATTTTATTAATTGACGGTGATATTGTATTTTTAAAAGACCCGCTCCCAGATATTCTTGATTGGGCCGGCCGGCCAACAATTGATGTGCATATTCAAAATGATAGTTTAGAAGATACTAATCTAGAAAATCTATGTACTGGCTATATGTTAGTTAAATCAAGTAAAAAAATGATAAATTTATACGACTGTGTTTCTGAAAATGGTAAGGGAAAATATCTCGAATGCGCTCTTGATAATAACGACCAATCGTACTTTAATAAGTTTGTTAAACCATATTGTACCTTTCAAGCACTTTCATTAAGAAAATATCCAAATGGAAATGCATTTTATAAGGCTCCTAATCTCCGAGAATCAGCAGTACTAATTCACTTTAATTGGGTACATGGACATGTTAAAATGGCTAAAATCAAGGAACATAAGATGTGGCTTTTAACACCTGAGGAAGAGGATACAATCTAGTTGCGCACAAAAGGATAGCGAGGATACATATCCTGTTCATGTCCGAGCTCAGCAATCGGTGGCTGCTGATAGGGTGTAAAGCATGATTTTTCTCTGTGCGTATTATATTTCTCTTTATCAACATCTCTTGATGGTATAAAGAAATCAAAGGGTGTTTCAAATGTCTCTTGAGGATTGTGGAACAAAGGCTGCCATCTATTCCAACCCGTTGTGCGGAGGGTGCAAGGTGGGTCAACCAGGCGGGCGAATGTCTGTGGAACATTTTCATCCTGGGCATTTTTTAGAGGGATATTGTTAAAATAATTTGAATCAGGGTTGTATTGAACGGCATCGCAACGGATTTTTGTTCCTAAGCGGTCAATCCCTTTAAGGTCGGATTCAACATCTGTGCGCCATTGGCCATCAACCCAGGAATCGCCACTCTTTTGGAGGCGTGTCGTAGGGTTAACTGGAAAGGTTGTCGGACAGTTCGCGGCTGGAGGATTTAAATAATAACGAGCAGCGTATGATGTTATGCGCATGTCATCAACTTGGTGAAAAGGGTCATTTCTGGGCCTTGTAAGAGCCTGCTGAGTGGTATAACAGGCGGATGCCATTCTCTTATTATAATTTTTATTTTATTATTTCTTTGTTTTTCTTGCTTTATACGTTTTGCGTCTACCGCCTCTATTATATTTTGTTCCACGTAATAATTGTTTGCGTTTTGTTTCTGCCTCAATAATTTTCCTTTTAATAAGACCCTGTCTCATCATATTTGCATTTTTTAAACTTACTATAGTATTTAAATAGTTTTGATTTAAATTTGCTTTACCTTTTTGTCTGCAAACAAAATTGTAGTAAACCCCAGGCCTTCTTGCATTACCAGAATTATCAATGTCCAATAAGTCCTTTTGGGTATAAGTAAACTTATCTAAAAATTGCCTAAATGGTGAAGACGATTTAGGGCCACTTATTGGTTTGCCACTTGACTTTAATTGCTGTGAGACATACATAAGACGCTCAAATGCATCATTTAATGTTGCACTGGGTTCTAATTCCAATATTTTAGGCAATTCACTTATAACTTGTTCAGCTGTAGGTAGTATACTCTCATTGTACACTTGTGTCATTATATCTTGTAAAGTAGTTTCACCTGGATTTGGAATAACCTCCAACGGTTTCCTAAATGGTGTCTTTATCAGCCCCAAATGGCTACTAGTTTCATCGCGTATAAAATTCTCTTCATTCCATGCAAGCGAATACGAATAATTAGGACACTTATCACCTGGTTTATAGACAATAACACTTCCTACTTGATTAATTATTTCTTGTATATTATTTAATGGGTCCCTATATAGCTCATTTCTTTCAGGGCTACCAACTTTATTTAAGAGTGGAAACATCTCATCTGACCAGGCCAATTCACCAGGATGATATTTAACAATTACAATACAATTTGCAGGGACTGTAAACGTTTTCATTGGTTCAACGCCGTGCCCAACAATAATATACGCATCAGATGGGGTAAATCTAATAGGTATTTCAGGAGTCTTACGACTCCGTAATAGATTAATTTTTCTATATGTATTATTACTCATACTACATATATTAATTAAAATTTAAATATCAACTAAATAGTATTTGTACAGAGTGTGCATTAATACTTTTCAGGCTTGACGCAAACTTCATTCTTAATTGGTTCAGGCGCTTTTACAGCAGGATAGGCCCACATCTGATAAGCTGGTAAATGAGCTTTCTGCACATCAATCTTAAGCTGTATCTTGGTATTGTCTCGGACAATTTCTTTTTGGTGTTTAGGGGGTGGCTGATATTGTCTCCATGGTGCGAAAGTATTGGGAATATTGATACCGCGAAGGTCCGATTCTAGGTCAACCATATTTCCTTTAACTAAACTAACTTCATTGCCTCCAACAATGCCCAGAACGTGTCTCTGCGGTGTGGGATTAACAAACTGTGATGTTAAATAATCATAGTGCTGAGGGTCTTCTTTTTTTTCCCAATGTGAAGTTAGAATAGGCCCGTAAGCATCTCCTAGATTGCTTAAGTAGATTGACATCTCCTGATATATGACTGGAGACAAATTTGACGGCGCTACCCACCCCTAAAATATTCAGCGTGTTCTATAAAATATCCAAGATGTCTCATATTATTATCTCTCTTGATGGCAATATCGGTGCTGGCAAGACTACGCTTCTTGCAGAAATTCGTAAACAACTACACAATGTCCATATTGTCGATGAACCCGTCGGACAATGGACTGCACTTAAAAACGCTGAAGGTAAAAATCTACTTGAGCTCTTCTATCAAGATAAAAAACGATGGGCCTACACTTTTCAGAATTGTGCAATTCTTACACGACTAAAGAATATTCAGGAGGCAGTAGAAAATCTCGATTCTACCCTCAAGGGTCCTCAAGTAATTATTACTGAACGGTCTGTTCTAACAGATAAACATGTATTTGCTGAAATGCTCTATGATGCTGGTGAGATTGACCCTCTAGAATGGGACCTCTATGACAGTTGGTTTAGTATGTTTAGTAAAAAATATCCAGTACGTGGAATTATTTATGTTGCAACAAGTGCTAGTACTTCAAAGGAGCGAATTGCTATTCGTAATCGCCAGGGAGAGGAAAACATTGGCCTAGATTATCTTGATGCACTTGATAAGCAGCATAAAAAATGGGTTGAAAATACGAATATTCCAGTTCTAACTCTTTCAACTGAACCTGGCATTCCAGTGGAAAAGAATATTGAAGAAATTAAACTATTTATTGAGAAACTTACATCCACGCTAAGTTAAAGAAACGTGAGTTATTTACATTATTTTTTCTGGTATTATTTTTAATGGCCTTCTTAACAGATTTTGTCGCCTTTTTGGCTGCCTTCGCAGCATTCGCAGCAGCCTTCTTAATTGCTCTTTCTGCATTTTTTTCGCGTTCCGCATTTAGGCGAGCAAACATTTTACCTGCATATTCAATCGCGCCCTCCTGGTTTCTTTCATACTGTTTAGCAGCTTTCTTGGCTTCCTTATCGGCTGCCTTCGCAGTGTTTCTAGCCGCCTTCTCGGCCGCCTTTTTGGCAGCAGCTTCTACCTTCGCCTGGGCGTTTGCAAGTAATTCATTAGCTGTTCTGCGCTTTCTACGTGTCGCAGCGGCATTATTACCCTTTATGGCCGCGGCAGGAACTTTGACCGCTTTTGCAAATTGTTTAGCAGCAACCGCAGTTTCTTTCATGGCCTCCTTGGCCGCGGCGGCGGCGGCCTTTTCAGCCTCCTTTTCAGTGCGTTTCCTAGCCGCCTCCGCCTCT